TGATGCTAAATCCTCAAATTCTTGTTTGGCTTTCCTAGCTTTCTCATAAAGTTCGTCTAGATACGTAGAAAGAGTTTTAGTCTCTTTTCCTGCTTCAGTCCATACAGTAATCATTTCATTACCATATGTATTAAGCATGTCTAAACCTTCTTTTGCTAATTCCGTAGCTTGAGTATAGCTTTCTAGAGATTTATCTAAAGCTTCTTGCTGGTCTTTTAGTTTTTCTTTTTCTAACTCTAAGCCTTGTATTCTCTGCTTTCCTATTTCTTTAAGTAGTCTCTCTTTAGTAGCTCTTTGCTCAGACGCGTATATAGCCTCAGTTTCACCTTTCTTTTCTGCAGCTCTTAATTCATTGTATTTCCTAAGAGCATTTTCATAAGAATTAGAAGGATCTGCTACTTTACCGCCTCTGGTTATTCTAGAAATGTATTCTAAATCTCTTTTTGCTTGAGCTACTTGAGCTGCATCTACTACTTTTACTTCTCCGCTAGTACTGAGCTGTTTTGTCAGATTATAAGCTTCTCTTAAAAATTCGTTATATTGCTCAATATTACCGCCTTTAAAAGCTTCTTGAGCTTTTTGTTTAAACTCTTCTATTTCTTTTATTTGATCCCTGTATGCATTTTCAGGGGACATGCCTTCTCTAGCTAATTCTCTTAAGTCTGATGCTAATTCTTTCTGAAAATCCGCTATTTCTTTATTTATATCCTTTATTTTATCTCCGACTTTATCATACATATCCACCATCTTATCTCCAGCATTTTTATGCTCCTCTATAATAGCTGTAAGAGCTTCCTTAGTAGACTCCATAGATACTTGTTCCACTTTATCCATAGAAGTTACTAGAGTTTGCTCATAAGAAGTGGCTATAGCAATCATTCTCTGTACATCGGACTCATACGCCTTAATATTAGCATCACTAGACTTATTCAGTTCATTTAGCTTACTAATAGCATCTTGATTGTCTATAGTTATGATTCTTTGTTCAGAATTAACTTTTTCATTTACTTCATTTATTTTGTTTATGATGTCTGTTAGCTTAGCTTTGGACTCATCACTAACCATTGTAAGGTTTTTGCTATAGCCCATAGCTACTCTTGCTAAAGCCATTTCTTCTGCTACAGACAAGCTTTCAAAGTCTTTCTGTAAATCTATGAGATCACTTCTAACCTTACCGTAGTCTACTCCTCCCATTTTAGATATGTCTACGCCAAACCCTTTTAGATCATACTTAGATATTTTACCAGACATTCTGTCCATATCAATTAACAGATTGCCCATAGTTTCCATAAAATACTTAAGACTTTCTACTCCAACTTCTACGGCTCCTACTATAGTTTGTATAAAACCTTCAATTAGTTGAGGGTTAGATGAAATCTTATTCATAGCTTCTACTATACTATTAGCTATGCTATCTATAGCTTCAATACCTTGCTTACTTTCTCTAAACCCTTTTAATGCTTGAGTCACTGAATCTACTGCTAATCTAACTGAGCTAAAAGATCCTTCAGCATCTCCTACAGCTTTCAATAGCCTGATCCACTCGTTTCTCAATTTAGTTACAGAACCTAGAAACGAATCCATCCTAGCCCTAGCAGCACCGCCATGGAGTTTCTCCAACTCTCCTAGCATTGCTTTAATACCTCTAGTAGCATCTAGATTACCAGTCTCGATAAGTTTAATCATCTTACCGTAAGATAATCCAAGACCTCTAGCCATAGCCATCATAGCTGTCGGTACCTGCTCACCAAATTGCCTTCTTAATTCCTCCATAGATATTACGCCTTTACCTACCATCTGGCGTATAGCTATTGTAACGAGCTTCAGTTGCTCAGAGGAACCGCCGAATGCAGCAACAGAATCCACTAAAGTCTGTAGGGTTCCATTCATAGGATTGATACCGGATGTCTGTAATTTAACAAACGAATCCGTTAGAGCATCAATAGAGAATGGAGCTGATTCAGCGAAATCAAATACTTGCTCAAAAGCTTCTTGAGCTCCTTCTGCAGAGCCAGTGGAAGTCTTTAAAAGAATATTTAATTGCTCTAAATCGTTGTTTACTGTAATAAAAGAGGAAGCTAGACTGACAGCTGCAGTAGCAATACCAGATACTGCATTTCTAGCAAGATTTGCAGCAGAATTAAATAAATTAAATCTGCTTATAACACTGGAAGGAACTCCTAAGGTTTTAAAGGAACGCTGGGCTTTATTACTTTTAACTACTAAATTATCTAGTTTATCGGCAATTCTTCCTATGTTTACACTAGCATTACCGCTTACGTTTAGAACTAGAGTTGCCATCTTGCTGTTCCTTTGTTACTAGAATAATTAGTCTAGCAAACTGTCTAGTTTTTACTGATAACTCTAGCATATACTTAGGATCAGTTTCGAAGTATTTCTCCATGGCGTTACATACTGCTAAATCGTTTAGTGATATGGCGCCACTGAATCCTAAGATTAACTGATCTGAGCACGCTAAGTATAGCTCTAAAATTGGTTTGTTATACTCATGAATAGCTGGTCTACATGATTCACAAGGAGGGCTCAGATCTCCATAAGCTAATCTGCAAGTATCGCAGTCAGCTAGAGCGAACCATCTAGCCAGCTCTTTCAGTTTTTTCCTGCTACCTTCTCTTCTCCTTGTACTTCTTTCATAAATTCCTGGTGCATATCATCTACCCATTCCAGGAATCTTACATCTTTTTCACCTCTAATGACATATTGTGCTACCTTACTAATTTTCTTGTAAGAAAAAGGAATCGGCTTACCTAGTTCGTCATAGAAATTTCCCCAATCAATTAAGCAAGCTTCGGCTACCTTATTAGCTCTCTCATAAGGCTTAATTACCATCTTAGCTTCGCCATCAGAAGTAATACCAGTTTCAGAGCTTTTAGCTTCTATTTCTGCTAACTCTTCCATAGACAGAAGCTTAATTTTAATAAACCCTTTATCAGGATCATTTGGTACTTCAACTGTTTTAGTTCTTTCTAATGTAAGTCTCATTTTGTCTCCTAATGTGGTGGGATAGAATGCCCCATCCCCTCTAAGCAGCTCCCACCACTAGGAGCTGCAGAGGTTCAGGGGCAATTTGTTAATTAGCACTCACCTGCATCCGCATAGCCAGTTACGATAAGAGGAGTAGCACCATGAAGAGCTGTAGTTGCAGATCCTGAGAAATCGCCTGCGGCAACCAGAGTACCTATATCTCCCTCGTCAGCTTCAAATACGATAGCTCCTGCAGCTACAGATTGAATCTTAAGATACTGAGGAGCGAGAGCTCCAGCATAGTCCAGAATACACGTATCACCAACTTCAAATCCAGCATCAACAAATCCATCACCAGAATCAGCAAGAGTCCGAGTAGATGCTGTAAATGAAAGAGTAGTACCTGTAATATGAGCTACGAACAGTACAAAAGCTCCACCAGGCATATAGCTCAAGGAGCCTTGATACAGGCCTCCAGGAGAATCAGTCCTAGGATCACTCATAGAGCCTACATAAAGACCGCAGCCAGGATCAGAAATAAGATCCGGAGCTGAGAAGTCGCAGCCCTGCTTTACATAGAGTCGAATAGCACTAATTTTAGTACTATTAATTGAGCAGTTACGGAAATATTCCAAAGAGGCATCGCCAGGAATAAAGTTGTAATTAACCTCACTAGCTTCATATGCGCCGCCTCCAGGAACTACAGAAGCGATACGACGCCCCATTTCAGCAACAGTCTGAGTTTCCATAGTAAATCCGAGACATAGACCCATACCTTGGAGTCCTCGAATCATCATAGAATCATCAGTTGCTGGATTAACAATTACAGCAGAATTTTGAGATACAACAAAGTTTGCTGGATTCGGTTTAGTAGCCATTTTAATCTCCTTTAGTTAGTCATTCTGGCCATAAATATAACTGTAAGTAACAGTTAGATTATGCTGATACAAATGTAAGCCTTCTACAGGACCTACGGACCTAAGCTCCGGTACACCGAAGAATATGTTTTCTCCACTATTGTTTAATAAAGTGGTAATACTTGAAGCATAAGTTCTAGCTAAGTTAGTTCCTAATCCTAGAGCTGTATATATTTGAACTGTACATATTCCAGTAACTTGGCTTTTTACTGTACCCATCTCAATAGGGTCAGACGAGGTATCATCTATAGTTACAGCTACATGAGGCGAATTTAAAGGGTTCTTACGAGTATTCTCGAATACTACAGGAATAGTAGTAAATCCAGTTCCTATAATAGTCTCAATAGCTTCTCTTATAGCAGTATAATCTATCATATACGCTTTCTAAGTTCCGATTCTATTCTATTTATAGCATGGTACAGCATTTTTCTAGGAACCCTAGATCCTGGACCTTGTCCTTCTTCTACATAAGATGCGTATCTAGTATTGTTATACAGAACTACTTTTTTATCTTTAGTTATTCTAAACCTAAATGCTGGCATTTTAGGACGTGGCTGCTTTCTTCTGACTGGAACGTATGAGCTTCTCCGTCCTGTAGTTAGTTTCCAGTTTCCTTGCAGTGTTCCTGTTATTCTAGGAGTTCTGCTTACAGCTTCTTTCCATCCTGCTCTAAATGCTGCAGTTACTGCAGTACTCATGTTAGCAGTAACTTCCTCAAATTCATCTTTAACTTGCTTTTTAAAACTTAGATAACTCATTGCTTATTACAATAAAGGAAAAACGCAGCTTTATATTGATCAGTTTTTATTTTATTAATTAAAAATATAGAAGAATCTGGAGCAGTTATTGAATCTCCTATTTTTATTGTGTTTAATCCTAAATCGGATCCTGCTATTGCAAAAATACAGTCAAAGTTTGAATAAGTTTCTGGATAAGAATTATCTTCTACATTATTGTATCTAGCTGCAGGTAAAGTAAAAGTAGTTGAAGTTCTGGATACTGCACCAGTAGTCGTACTATACGATTCTGTACCTATAGCTGTTATAGTATGAGTACCCGTACTGAAGCTGTCCACTAAAGATTTAGCAGCAGCTCTAAATGTTTCTTCTTTTGTCATACTCTAGTTAGCAAGCTAGAAGTATATCTTGTACAATAAATCTTCATTAAGCTATCAGGATATCCAAGTATAGATTTAAATCCTGAAGCTAAATCTTGCCCTCCTTTAAAGTACGTTCTTTCAGTTTCCAAATCTCCAAGTTTATCCCTAGACATTTGCAAATTTCCATGGGAAGACCCAGTAGAAGTAATGTCCCCAAATAGGTTAGACTTAAAATCAGCATAAGCATAATATGCTACTGCTTCTTTGACTTCATCAGGAATATCTTCATCGTCCCCTTCCCATACTACAGAAGAGCACGTCCAAGCTACTTGAGCGAAAATAGAAGCCCTCCTAATAAAGGAGAGCTTCTGAGCCTCTGTAAGTGTAGACCAATCCGTAAATGATGCTAAAAGCACATCAGCTTCGGAGTCTGTAATTACAGCTGTATTCATATCAATTAACTATTAAATTTTTTAATAGCTTCTTGAAGAGGCATCCCTGAGTCTACAGCAATGCACACTCGATAGTCCAAAGTAGTCAAAGTAGAAGTAGTTTTAGGTTCTTCTTTCACTTCTTCTACAGTCTCTGGATTCTTTTCGCTAACCTGACTAGGTTTGGTTTTAGTAGTCTTTACTGGCATGTATCACCTCACGCTATGTTTGCTGATTTCCAGTTAGCATCATCTATATTATTATCAGCTGTAGCAATATAGATTTTAGACGAAGTAAACATAATCTTACCAGCCGGAGCTACAGTGCCATCTACACCAGCAGTAGTGGTTCCGAGGGTAGTAGCATCAAATACGTTGGATGCATGGGTAAGAAGCACTTCAACCGTACCTATAGAATTACCTGCAACACCTTTAGTTTTTGCAGTCAATACGCACGCATCACCAGAAAAAGCTGCAGCGGTAACCAGTGGATTGGCAGTATTGAAAGTATCAGTACCATTGATAGCAGCAACAATAGCCAATTTGGTAGCAGCTTCACCTGCACCAAGGCCAATCTCCCCTGGAGCAGAAGTTGTTCCAGTAACGAAAGTGTAAGTCACACCACCAATAATAATAGAATCATCTGCGGTAACAGGCTCAGCAATGGTTAGAGTTCCCTGTGCTGCAACAGCATTTACTGGAGTACCTGCAGAAGGTAGATAAGTATCCAGCATCTTGTCAATAGACTTAGATCCTGATTTACCTATGCTAAGTCGAGTAGTCATACTAATTCCTCCTAAAATAAAGGGGTAGGTATCCTACCCCTATAAAATTAACCGTTAGTTTTCAAGAATGCCATAGGAACATTCTTACGATTAGCATATACTCGATCCCAGTTAGCAGCAGTAGCAAGTTCTGCCAGAGTAGCAGAAGCACCAGCAATAGATGAGCTAGTAAACTGGAAGCCTACCGGATGAATAATGTCAGAAGAACGAGTATGGATAATATCCTGACCGCCACCATAACCTGCAGCAGGTACACGCTCCATCTCAGAAGGAAGCATAGGATTACCTTTACCATATGCAAATGCACCTACACCAAATAGCATAGTGGTGTAAGTAATACGGTTAGAACCAGCTACTGCTGGGAGGGAATCATCTACGATTACACGAAGCCCGAGGTAGTAAGGGATTTGAACTTTACTGTCCGAAGTAGGAATATAATCAATAAGATTTTGAATCTGCAAACGGGTATAGCATACAGAATGCATTGCAATAGCTGCAAGATTATCTTTATGATCCCCCATAGTCTGAGCAGCAGTCAAAACTGCAGTTGCCGAAATACGCTCAGCATCAGTAATTGGATCAACAGAATCAGTAGCGATGCTATAAAACATATCATCGCTATCGTTAGCATCGTTGTCTGCCAAAATACCCATACAAGAATAAATAAGTCGTTTTTCTCGTTGAGTAGCCCACCATCCGCCGATCTTTTCTACGATTGCATTCAGAGGGTCTTTAAGACCGAGCTCTCGAGCCAGATCCATTGTAGACCATGATTTATGCATAGAAGCAAGACGATAAATCATCTTGGCATCTCCGATATTATCCGGAACTGCAAGATGACTAGGATCATCGTCTACGTAGTTAGGCTCAGTAGCGGTATCAATAGGAGCAAAGAAAGGAAGTTCACCAATACGTCCGCCTACAGCTGCCATAGAATCCAATTTAGGATCTGGAACCATAACTCCAGAAGCAAGAAAGTTATTAAGAGCTGTAGCTTTCTCGTCTACTGCAGGATCAAATACTGTAGGGAGATATACATCACTAAGTTGTGCAGTTGCCATAATATCCTCCAAAAAAATTCTGGCTAAAAAAAAAAGAGCGGCACCCAATTTTAAGGGATGCCGCTCAACGGTACGGAAAGTAGCTCAACTACTTTCCTCATCAATTTAAGCATATGTCCAGCTCAACTGGGCATATCTTATTCTATTATTTCATCCTATCATATTTTATCAAGTTTGTCAAGAAAAATCTTTCAAGGATCTAACTTTTACTCAACTGCTGATGAAGGGCAGGGTCTGTCTTTGCAATCTTAGCTTGTTCAGTAAGATTGTAGTCAGGGCTACTCTTATCGTAGTATTTAGCAAGCTCATGAGCTCCAGTACCGGATCCATTAGCTCCTCCTCCAGAATTACCATCAGCAAAGAAATACTTTCCAGTAGGAGTACTTTTCCATGATTCTACAAACTCTTTTACTGATTTGCCTCCAACTTTAGGAGTACCTTTATCATCCATAGCTACTTTAGGAGCAATAAAAGCTGAAGCAGCTTCGGACAGTTCCGGAATAATACCGTTAGATGCCAAACTATTAGCTATATCATTACTGATAATAGTAGTATGCAACTTACCCATGAGCTGTTCTTTTTCTGCGATCAAAGTTTCTTTTTCTTTAGCAGTCTGAGAAGCTAATTCATCATATAGTTTTTTATACTCACCCTCCGCTTTAAGCTTATCCTCTTCCATCTTTTTAAGCTTTTTCTGAGAATCCATAAGAGCATCTACATCAATACCCTCAAATTTCTTGAGAGTTTTTTGAGTGTCTTTTAGATCCTTCAGTAATTCAGCGTTTTTGCTAGCTAAGCCTTCAGTAGCTAGCTTTATGGCTTCATCCAACTGCTCTTTTGTGTACTCGCTCATCTTTACTGTCTCCTCTTAGTGGTGGGTTATTCCCCAGGTATTTGCTGGGAAGAATTGGGCTTAGCTTTATTAGGATCTACAGCAGATTCTTTATTCTTAACGTCCTTCATAGTAGTAGTTTCAGTTTCTTCCACTACATTTTTTGTAACCTCAGCTATTAACCTAGCTTGTACAACTTCATTTGCTCTTCGTTTAGCTGATTCGTCCTCGATGTCCTTAACTTCATCCTCGAACTGCCTGTCGCCAGGTACTATTTCACCTTTCTTAAGTACATCAAACAGAGTTCTACGACTAAATCCTTCTTTAAGGAACGAAGATACGTAAGCAGATACATCAGCACCAGAAAGAGTAAGAGGAATAAAATCAGAGTTAATTTCAATAACAACTCCTTGATGTGGCAAAGAGTTCCATTGAAGAGCTACTTTGACTATCTCTGACAATTCAATAGACAAAAACGCAACAATAGAAGAAAGAGATGCAGTCTCTGTAGCATTTCTAATACTAGCTGCTGTAGCTGTTTCATCAAAAGTATTTTTAGGAACTAGAATCTGGGAGCTAAGAACTGTAATATTAGTCATAGTTTTGTCCATAGATTTTTCAATCTGGGACAAACCCGCTCCAGAAAATTCCAACATACCGCAAGTAGCGCCATCAGGTAATACCCACAACTCAGAAGGTCCTATAGTAGTCGGTCTATTAGGATCATCATAGTCTACTCCAGCCATCCAAGGAGTAGGCAATGCTGTATAATGGAGTCCATGCTGATAATCGGCATCTTTTCTATACCAGTGTATATTCTGCTCTGCAATCGGAAGTAAAACAGGATGAATAGGAATAACTCCACCATGAATAACGAACGGAATATATTTAAGTGGACTTCCCTTCATTTTAGGAATGTGTTCAGAAACTAAAACACCTTTGTTATTATATAGTCTCTGTTTATAAACTCCTTCATCTAAAAGAAGTACTCTATACTGGCTTTCAGTAGTATGAGAGAAAATATTGTCCGAAACTTCTACTTCCTCTTTCAACACTACTAGACTTAGTGTATCTTCATTATTTACTACTTGAGTTCTCCAGTTAATAATAGAACTATGATTATAAAATACCAATCTAGCTTTAATATTCTTAGCCTCTGCCTCTCCTATAGACATAACTTTATCTGTAGGAGGCATATCTACTAGAGTACCACATCTACTGTACTGTAGAAAATGTTTTACTAGATTTTTCGCATATTTTTTAAGAGAGGAACCTTTACCATCACAGTTATTAAAAAATACAGTATCTTTATCAATTCCACTAATGAGTAAGTCCTTCCTCATAGACATACCGACAAAGGAGTCCATAGCGTGCTTAGTATACAGAGGAAATTCCGCTCTATTTACATAAGCAGCATATTGAGCATCAGTCATTTTATCCAAACGATAAATGTACCTCTCACCCTGCTTATGCATATGGTATTCAGATTTACATACATCCTCCATAATAGTCCACAGAGGTAACATCTCAGTGTACTTAGGATGTACAGTAGTCACTCCGGAAACATCTTTATTCTCTTTAATAACTGGGGACAAAGGAGCTACTGGCATATTACAATCCTCCAAGAGTTGTAGTAAATGATTTACGTTCTTTTATGGGGAAGAAATGATAAATAGGATAAGTCCCAGCATCAGTAATATCATCAAACTCCAACTCACCCTTAGCTGGTAGACCATTCTTATCATAAGCTTGTTGAGTCAAAGCCTCAGTATAACTAGGGCATTTCTTAGTATCTACATAAACTTTCCTAACTCCATCCGAATTACAGAACGCAGCATTAGCAGATACCACCCTGTCTTTAATACTAGGATTTTTGTTCCTCTGACGAACTTTGTATCCAGCTCGTTTTAGCAAAGAAAGATCACTAATACTAGCATTAACAGATTTTCTACTACCTCCACTTGCATCAGGGATTACATACTGATTAGGAAAGTCGTCAAAATTAAATTTCTCTTTAAGAACCTTAATTGTATCCGGAGTATCATAACTATTGTAAACTTCATCGACTGCACACAAGCATTGATAACCTTCTACAAATCTAATTACATAAACTACTGCACAACCTCGGCCAACGTTAAAGTCCATACCAATATAAAGGTCCTCACCTTCCACTGGTTCCACTTTCTTATGGTTCTTCTCTACACCAAACGCCCGCCATACACCCAACGACGCCAGATTCACAAACTCCCCATTAAGGTACGCCTGGATCAATTGAGGAGGATAGCTATCCAACAAGTCCTGAATGTAGTCCTCTGGTAAGTTATGCGCGTTGCTATAAGTAGACATCTGAATAAGCCTACTACTCTCAGCAGGGTTCTTCTTAAATAACTCATAAGTAGCTTTAAATCCCTCAGGAGTAGTGGTAACCCATTGTTGATTTTTCTTATAGCCATTATGAGGCATTTTGACTTTCTGTCTACACCTAGCCTTTATCTTTCTAAAAGCATTTAAAGCTTTATCCTTAGGCAGAATATCTAATTCGTCTATAAAAGCATCCACTACTTCAAAACCTACAAGCCTATCAGGATTATCCAGTGATCTACAAAAAATCCTACCTAGGCCCCTCATATATACAATAGATTCGGCCTTGTTTATATGGAATTTAATGCCTATCCCAGGCAAGAAGCTTTCTAGTTTGGCCCAGAGAATATCACGAATAAGAGGAATAGTAGGAGCAGAATATAACCAATCGGCCCCTGGAATGGATATAGCAGAAGAGACTAGTCTAACCATAGCTACGTCCGTCTTTCCACTTCCGAATCCTGCTACAGCGCATGTAGCTTTGGCTTCGGAATTGAAGAAATCCGTCTGAGGTTCTGTTAGAGTATAGTCCATATTATACCCTATATCATAATAAATGAAATATGTCAAGATATATTTTATTGGTAAGGAAAATAGATTGAATATAGTAAGGCGTGTAAAAGAAAAGAGTGTGAATAAAAGGACGAGTAGGATAAAAGTGATAAAAGAGAAAAGGGCGTAACTGATAAGTGATAAAAGTGAAAAATGCTCCAAAAAGTAGAAGGGGTCTCACACCGACCTCGACGGATCCGACCCCTCCCCTAGCCCCCTTTCCTGAGATAGATTATTAAATAAGAATAATTACTAACTAAGAATAAAAATTATATAATAAAAATTATT